ATCGACAAGATCGTTCATGATTTCTTTGTGTAGTCTTTGAGACTCAATTTTACCAAGCCCAAAGAACGGCCCTTCTTTCTTTGAATAAGGAGGCTTTGTAGTTGGTTGACGGCTGTACTTGACGTCCCAGATTTTAACGATTTTGGATATTTTAAATTCATCACCAGCGGATTCGAGCTTGTCTTCCATGTACTCTCCTTTAATTTATTTATACATCATTTTTACATCATTACCTACAATAATACACTATAACACATTAATTTTACTATGTCAAGCTTTTAAAGATTGATAAAAAGAAAAGCTAGGTTTATCTCTTCTTCTCTATCCTAGCACGGCTTAGTATGATGAGCCTGAGATATCGATACTCAGGCTTTTCTCCAGAGATACACCGTCTTTTTATCAATCTTTACAAGCTTCGAATGACCAGTTATAAAATTCTTCAACAGAACAAACTTTTCTTTTAGGCAGCTCGCCAAATTTGAAGACTTGACATAAAACCTTGTCTAGTTTCAATTCTTCAACTGCTTTCATGACCCTGCCGACGTCGTTCATTTCAGGGACATTCATACCACAACAAAAACCTTTAACATCCCATAAACCATTTTCTCTTTTGTAAATATCGACTGAAATCATTTTTGTCTCCTCAGAATTTTGTTGTCTCTCAATCACTTATAAAGAATTATAACACACCACGAAACAGATTGCAAGTCTTTTTTTACTCACAATCGATTTTAATTTCAGCACAATTGCCAAGAAGCATTTTGTAACAAGCCGTATACGCCTCAATCTTGCCTTTGGCGATCAAGTATTCTTTGTGAATTGTTGGGTTGCTGATATGATTCCCAAGTGAAGCAACCATATCGTTCATTTTGTAGATAGCGGCCCTGATCATTTTAGTCTGTTCTCTTTTGTTCATATCGTTCTCCTCAGAATTTTGTTGTCTCTCAATCACTTATAAAGAATTATAACACACCTAGAAGACGATTGCAAGGCTTAATTTCGCTTTGTATAAATATAAGTAAGATATAATAAGTATTAGGAGAATATATGGATACCATGAATCAAATTATTGAATACGTTCCTGAAGGACTTCATCCCCTCGCTATCAAAAATATCGAGGAAGAGCAAGCAGAGATGGTCTCGGATATTGAAGAGGCTAGACAGACATACAAATACCTACTTGGCAAAGGGAAAGAGGGACTTGATACTGCCTTCAATGTCGTGAAAGATAGTGAGCACCCTAGAGCCATAGAGGTCTTTTCAGGATTGATTTCAAATCTTGCTAACATAAACGGCAAGCTTGTCGAGCTTCAAAAAGCTAAGAAAGAATTGCGTGAACCAGTTCAAAAGAACGACACACAGGCTGGTAATAAAGCTGTCACTCAAAACAATCTGTTTTTCGGCTCGCCTAAGGATCTTCTTGACATGCTCAATGGGGAGGTTAAATAATGTCTAAAACTTATTCAATTGATACCATATCCTCTGATGACAATTCGGACATATTCACTGAGCAAGATGCACTAGCTGAAATTGGTTACAGAGGCAATAAAAACCTGCGCCGTTCTGGCATACGTCAAAAGTGGACAAAGAAACAACTCCTTGAGTATAAAAAATGTTTCGATGATCCTGTATACTTCATCAAAAAGTATGTCAAAATTGTTCATGTTGATAAAGGTATAATCCCATTTGAGTTGTGGGATTTCCAGATAAAGCTTATTGAAGATCTCCATAACAATCGTTTTATAGCTGGCTTATGGCCCAGACAGTCTGGAAAATCAACAACGATTGCGGCATATATGCTGCACTTTGTTTTGTTCAACGGTAATAAGAAATGCGCTATACTTGCTAATAAAGCCGCAGGGGCAAGAGAGATTCTAGGTAGAATCCAGATGGCGTATGAGTTGTTACCGTTCTGGATGAAGATGGGCATTCTTGACTGGAACAAAGGTAATCTCAATCTTGAGAACGGTTCTAGTATTATCGCTGCAGCCACATCTAGTTCAGCCATTCGTGGTACGTCTTTGTCGTTTCTGTTGCTTGATGAATTTGCATTCGTTCCCAAGAATATGGCTGAAGATTTTTTCAGGTCAGTTTATCCGACTATTTCTTCTGGTAAAGATTCGAAGATTGCTATCATAAGCACTCCGTTTGGTATGAATCATTATTACAAGATGTGGAATGAGGCTGTTTCGGGTACCAACGGTTATGTCGCAAATCGAGCATTGTGGAGCAATGTCCCAGGTCGCGATAAAGCATGGAAAGCTTTAACCATCAAAAACATCGGTGAAGAGGCGTTCAATCAGGAGTTCGAATGTGAATTCTTAGGATCGTCTGGTACTTTGATTAGCACATCGAAACTCCAAAGTATGCCTTACATGACTCCTATCTTTCAAGACAATGACGGTTTCAAGATGTATTATCCGCCAGAACCTGGAAGATCATACTTAATGACCGTTGATACCGCTGAAGGGCTTGGGTTGGATTCACATGGTATCAGTGTCTTTGATGTTACAGAAACTCCATACCAACAGGTAGCCACATATAAAAACTCATTTCTCGATCCTTTGTTATTGCCTGATATGGCGTTAACGATAGCAGAAAAATATAATAGGGCATTTGTTCTTGTAGAATTGAATCATCTAGGTCCTGAAGTCGCTAATACATTATACATGGATTTAGAATATGAAAATATGATGTTTACAACAATGAACGGTAGAAACGGTCAAGTATTAGGAGGCGGATTCTCTGGCAAGACACAATTCGGCTTAAAAACAACCTCGCAATCAAAACGCATATCTTGCTCATTGACAAAAACGCTTATTGAAAATGATCAATTGATAATTAATGACTTTGATACATATTCCGAATTCACCACTTTTATAAGATCGAAAAATTCTTATAATGCTGAGGAAGGTTGTAATGATGATATGGTAACCACTGTTAGATTATTTGCCTGGATAACAGGCCAACGATATTTTAAAGAGGAGATGGAGCAGGATTTAAGAACTAACCTCAATCGTCAATCGATTGATAGGATGGAAGAGATGTTGGTGCCTTTCGGTATTATTGATGATGGTTTAGATTCAATTGATATCAATAGAAGAATCAATGAACATTTGAATTTCAAGGATACGTTTGATAATTCGCATAATTTTTAGAAAATTCCAATCATATAAATAGAAATACAGAAAGAAAATAACATTTCTTGAGAAAGATAATCAAAGAAAACAAATAAAGGAGTAACAAAAATGGGAGCATCCTTTCAGCTTTCACCAGGTGTGGTTGTTCGAGAAGTTGACTTAACAGCTATAGTTCCTCAAGTAGCCACTTCTTCTGCAGCCTACGTAGGCTCATTTCAATGGGGTCCAGTAGACGAAATTAAAACCATTTCGTCTGAAGAAATTTTCAATAACATGTTCGGTACCCCAGACGCTGATACATATCTTCATTATTTCAGCGTAAAAAACTTTTTGGATTATTCAAATAACATTAAAGTTGTTCGTGTTATTGAAGACACCGCTCTTAATGCCGCTGCTAATGGAACTGGCATTCTCGTAAAGAATGATTCTGATTGGCTCGACAATCATTCCGCAGGTGGTAACTTAGTAGGTGAATTCGCTGCTAGATACCCAGGTGCGCTTGGTAATAACATCAAAGTTGAGATGGCAGATTCTCATTCTTATAGCTCTATTGTTGGCACCACTCTTACTGCAGCTGGTTCTGGATATACAACTGCTGCAGATAATAACGTTCCTGTTGTATTCTCTGACCCACCCGCTGGTGGTGTTACCGCTACTGGTACTCTTATTGTTGCTGCTGATGCTGTTACTGGCATTCTTATCACTGAATCTGGTTCAGGCTATAAAACTGCACCGACTATATCTATCCCGACTCCTGTTGGTGGTGGTACTGGTGCAACTGCTACTGCTAATCTTTGGGCTTACCGCGGTCAATTTCTTTCTGAGCCTGGCACTTCTGATTATGTTGCGGCTAAAGGTGGAGCTAATGACGAATTGCATATCATCGTCATTGACGAAACTGGTGTTATCACTGGCGAAGCTGGTACGGTTCTTGAAAGATTCCCGTTTGTCTCTAAAGCCTCTGATGCGAGAAATGACGATGGCACTTCCGCGTATTATGTTGATACCATTCGGGACGCATCGAAATATATTCACTTCATGGACCATCTTGGTCTTGATTGGGGCGGTGTTTCTACAACTGATTTTGACTTGACTGAAGAGATTTATTCTGCCTCTTTCTCTGGTGGTATTTCTGGTAACGTTGTCACTAACGACGAGTTGATGCCGGGTTGGATGATGTTTCAGGATGCGGATGTTGTTGATGTAAGTATCCTTATCGCAGGCGCTGCTGATGCTACTTTGGCTCAGTTCTTGATCCAGAATATTGCAGAGACACGAAAAGACTGTGTAGCCGTCATTTCTCCGCTGTTTGCTGATGCTGTACGCAATGCTGGTAGTGAGATGGATGACATTATTACTATGCGCGATGGTATGACTTCAAGCTCTTACGGTATTTTCGATTGTAACTGGAAATACCAGTTTGATTCTTATAATAACACATTTCGTTGGTTGCCGTGTAATGCTGATGTTGCTGGTCTTATGGCAAGGACTGATCTTACTAATGATCCTTGGTGGAGCCCAGCTGGTTTTAATCGCGGTCAGATTAAGAATGTTGTTAAACTTGCTTGGAACCCAACAAAAACCGAGAGAGATGAATTGTATCAAAAGGGCATAAATCCGATTGTAGTCATTGCTGGGGAAGGTACTATTCTCTTCGGTGATAAGACTATGTTGGCTAAGCCGTCTGCCTTTGATCGTATTAACGTCCGTAGATTGTTTATTGTTCTTGAAAAAGCGATTGCAAGAGCGGCTAAATATTCTTTGTTTGAATTCAATGATGAATTCACGAGAGCAAGATTCCAGCAGATGATTGAACCATATCTCCGTGATGTTCAAGGACGTCGTGGTATCACTGACTTTAGGGTTGTTTGTGATGAAACAAACAATACTCCTCAAGTTATTGATTCTAACGGTTTCGTTGGCGATATCTACATCAAACCGAATCGGTCAATCAATTTTATAACACTCAACTTTATCGCCACTCCAACTGGTGTTGATTTCTCTGAGGTTCAGGGAGCAATATAATTTAATGTGATTGAAAACGAAAGAGGCTAGGCTGATCACCGAAAGCAATATATTTAATTGCTGCCTCTTTCACGATTTCTTTATAAAATAAGGTATAAAACATGCCAGCTAATATAATCGCGTCATTTGCCACTAAATCAGGAAAGAGCAAGAAAGAAGTTGAAGCTCTATGGGATACAGCAAAGGCATCCGCTGATAAACAGGGTCATAAAGAAGATTATCAATATATTACTGGCATACTTAAAAAAATGCTTAAAATCGAAGACCGCAAATTAGAAAGATTTAAAAATTATATTTTCGAACGAGAACAAGAATATGGAATAGCGCTTATAAGACCTCCTGGTTATATCGCGTCACAAATTCTTGATTTTGCCTTTAGGATTACAAGAGATGAATTATATCAAGAAGCTGATGAATATGGCTCTTATGGTGTTGAGGATGAACCACATATAACATTACGATATGGATGTCTATGCTCTGATCCTGATGAAATAACAGACATGATATATCATTTGCCAATTAATATTACACTTGGAACAACCTCATTTTTTAGTTCCGAAAAATACGATATCTTGAAACTTAGTGTAAATAGCCCTGATTTACACAATGCTAATAAAGCCATTGGAGATCTTATTGATTTTCCAGGTGAAACATTTGCAGAATATAAACCACATCTTACCCTCGCATATTTGAAGAAAGGTTATATCGCTAAATACTTAAATGATAGCACATTCGAAGGCATGAAATTTGATGCCCAAGAAATATATCTAATCGATCCAGAAGATAACGAATATAAAATAACCAAACAGGAGTATTAAATGGCTGATCTTTCGATAAGTGCCTTTAAAGGGCAATTCAAATCAGGCGCTCGTCCCAATCTTTATGATGTCACTATCGCGGAACTTGGTGGCGGTCTGCAGTTTCTTTGCAAAGCAACCTCGATGCCAGCAAGCACAATGGGACAGATTGAAGTCCCGTACAAAGGACGGCAACTTAAAGTAGCTGGTAATAGAACATATGCAGATTGGACTATTACTGTCTTGAATGATACTGACTTTGCTATCCGACGACGTGTTGAAGCTTGGCAGAGTATTATCAACAGTGGTACAACTAATCTCGGTGCGACAAGTATTGCGGCTTATATGCGTGATGCTGTTGTGCGTCAATTAGACCAAGCTGGGTCGGTGTTGTATGTATATCACTTCAAAGACATCTGGCCCTCTGAAATCTCGGAAATAGAGTTGGCTTACGATACCAATGATACTGTTGAAGAGTTTACTATTACGTTTGCAGTTGGTTCGTATATCACTTCAAACGGCTTGATATAATAGTTAAAATTGAGCGGGAGTAAAATCCCGCTCAATAATGGAGA